GGTCAAGAAATAGAAATAGAGGAGCAAGGTGATGATATCAAAGACGAAGTTAGCGTTGATACCAAAGCTCCAGAGAAAGAAGAAAAAGAAGGTGATGAGCTTTCTGATTACTCTGATTCTGTTAAGAAACGTATTAGTAAACTTACGTCTAAGTTTCGAGAAGAAGAAAGACAACGGAATGAAGCACTTAAATTTGCTGAAGCTGTTAAGCAACAGAACGAAGAATTAAAAGCAAAACTTGATAAGCTAGACAACACTTACGTTGGCGAGTTTGACACAAGAGTTCAGTCTCAGTCAATTGCTGCAAAAGAAGCGTATCGAAAAGCACATGAAGAAGGTGATGCTGATGCTCTGTATGATGCACAGCAAAACATTTCTAGAATTGCTTTGGAAGAAGCTAGATTAGCTCATTTAAAAGCAAACAGAGAAGAACAAGTTAAAGCGGCTGAAGGAAAAGCTGTTGAAGTTAAACAATCAACTCAGCAAACACAATCTAAACCAGATCCAAAAGCAGAAGATTGGGCACAACAAAACACATGGTTTGGAAAAGATCAACCCATGACTTATGCAGCTTTTGGGCTACATAAACAACTAATTGAAGATGAGGGGTTTGACGCAACGTCAGATGAGTACTATACTGAATTAGATAACCGGATTAGGACGGAGTTTCCGCACAAGTTTCAAGAAACTCCTAAGAAATCCAATAGTCCCAGAGTCGCCTCTGCTGGGACAACGGCTTCCAAGTCGTCAACACCAAAGGGACGCAGAACAGTCAAGTTGTCTGCCTCGCAAATTGCTATTGCGAGAAGGCTGAATGTTCCGCTCGAAGAATATGCTAAGTATGTGAAGGAGTAAAACATGGCAGATAACAGAACAACACGAGATAATGCAAGTCGTGCAAAGACCCCGGCAAGAAGAAAACCGTGGGCACCACCATCAAAGTTGGCTATGCCAGAAGCACCCGCTGGGTACAAGCATCGTTGGATTAGAACTCATTTAAGAGGTGAGGATGATAAAACGAATATGCACTCAAGAATTCGGGAAGGCTGGGAACCAGTAAGAGCGGATGAATATCCCGATGCTGGAGATATGTTTCCAACTATTGAAGAGGGTAAGAATGCAGGGGTAATTGGTGTAGGTGGTTTAATGCTTGCACGAATACCAGAAGAAACGGTAGCAGAAAGAACTGAATATTATCGGGACCAGACCCGCAACCAGATGAAAGCCGTGGATGAAAACCTAATGAGGGAACAACATCCCTCAATGCCGATTCATAATGATAGGCAAAGTCGTGTATCTTTCGGTGGGAAAGCAAAACCTACCGAGTAACTATAATGAAGTAAAAAGGAGCTAAAAAATGGCAAATGCAAATGTCAAATTTGGGATGAAGCCTATTAGTGTTATTGGTGGTGGCATCAATTCGACTAATCAGTACTTTATCAAAAGCGATGCTTCAGCGATTTTTCAGGGTTCTCCAGTTGAAGTCGAGTTGACAGGTGGAACCGCAGCAATCATAACAAGTGCAGGAGGAGATCAAAAACAACTCCTTGGTGTATTTGCTGGTTGTGAATACGTTGATGCAAGTACAGGAAAACTAACATTTAAGAATCAATGGGGTGGAGATGGCACAGCCAACACTAACTTTGATATTAAATGTTTTATTTACGATAATCCGATGCAGAAATATATTATTGCATCAGATGGTACGAATACTAGTAGAGCTACAGCAAAGGTAGATATATTTAAAACAGCAATATTGGCAACTGCCACTGCTGGAAATTCCACAACTGGTATTTCAAGTGCTATGATAGATATATCTTCAGCAGAAGCATCTGATGCCTCCAATCCACTAATGATTGTAGGTCTTCATGAAGATGTGACTAACGCTGATCACTCTGCCGCTGGTATTTCGTATATCGTTAAAATCAACAATCATGTGTTTGCTAGTTCTTCTGGTGACGCTGATGCTGCTATATCATAAGGAGTAATTAACTATGGCAATTTCAAGAGCACAACTTGCTAAAGAATTAGAGCCTGGCTTAAACGCTCTCTTTGGTATGGAATACAATCGATATGAAGGTCAACATTCCGAAATCTTCGACACCGAGTCATCTGACAGAGCGTTTGAAGAAGAAGTAATGTTGAGTGGATTTGGTGCAGCCCCTACTAAGTCAGAGGGTAATGCAGTAACATTTGACGATGCAAACGAGGCTTATACTGCAAGGTATAACCATGAGACAGTTGCAATGGCATTCTCAATAACAGAAGAAGCCGTAGAGGATAACCTTTATGACAAAATCTCTTCACGTTATACGAGAGCACTTGCTAGATCTATGGCACATACTAAGCAAGTAAAAGCAGCGGGAGTGTTAAATAATGCATTCGACACAACTGTACTTGGTGGTGACGGAAAAGCATTATGTGTAACAGATCACCCATTAACAAATGGTGGTACGTTAGACAATGTTTCAGCAGCCGATCTTAACGAAACATCTTTGGAAGATGCATTAATCAGTATTGCAGGTTTTACTGATGAGCGTGGATTAATTATTGCTCTAAGAGGCATGAAGTTAATTATACCTCGTCAGCTACAATTTGTGGCAGAAAGATTAATGGCTTCTAACCTTAGACCAGGAACAGCAGACAACGATGTCAACGCACATCAATCAATGGGTATGTTACCAAATGGTTATGTGGTCAATGATTTCTTGACAGACACGGATGCTTTCTTCATTAAGACAGACGCACCAAATGGCTTAAAGCATTTTGAAAGAATGTCTTTATCAACAGCTATGGATCCAGACTTTGAGACAGGAAACATGAGATATAAAGCAAGAGAAAGATATTCTTTTGGTTTCTCTGATCCTCGTGCCATGTTTGGTTCACCAGGAGCGTAAGCTTTTAAAAACTTTAATTAAAAAAAGGGCAGTTACATACTGCCCTTTTTTGTGTATAATAAACTTAACCTAACAGTTACATAATGTAACTGACCCAGCCAAGATAGGAGATTTACATGGCTAATACAACTTTTAAAGGCACCGTCAGAGCTGAAGGCGGTCTATCCGTTCTTTCTACAGCAGCAATTACAGGTGTTGAAACAGAGCATACAACTATTTCTGCAACTACAGGAAACACTTCAATTGGTGGTACTCTTACTGTAACAGGAACAGCAGCAATTACAGGAATATCTACAACAAGTGCTGACCTTATTACAAGTGGTGGCATGAATGGAATGACTTCATTTTTTAATGAAGGCATTGGAACAACAATGCTTGGAATGAATCCACAATGGAATCAAAACTTCGGAAAAGCTGGAGCAACAGGTGTTGTAGCTAACGTAGATGATGTTCTTACTGAGCCAATTACAGCTCTTAAATTAGCTATTGCTCTTGAGGGTGTAGCTAGACAAACGGCTGTACCTAGTGCTGCACAAACAAGTGTGATATTTGGTGGAACAGGTGTGATTGGTACAGATTTTACAATCGCAGCTGGAGCTACGCAAATTGCAGCAAATCAAAGTGTCGTAAGATACAATGGTAATGTAGGTTCTACTTTAGCTCTAACCGCATCAACAACTGATCTTGCTTCTGATGGACATAAGTCATTAATTATTTTTAATGATAACGTAATTACAGCAAGTGCATTATTAACTTTACAAGTTCAAACAAATAACGAACTTGATGCTTCATCTTTTGAAGCTTTTGTTACTGGTGCAGGTACTGGTGTTCTTGAGAGAGAAGCAAGTACTACCGATTTACATGCTAAGATTATCTTAACAGCATCTGGTGCAGATACTACTATTCTTGCAGGTTCGTACATTTACTTTGAAGCCTCCAACAATACAGATGAGATGGCAGTGAAGATGATGCTCAGAACATCTGGTGGTACTATCGCAGTTACAACTGCTAACAACTAATCGACAGTGGGGGCTAATTACCCCCACACTTTTATAAGGAGATTAAAATGGCAGGAACTATTTCAGATGTAAAACCAGCCTTTATAAGTGACGAGGTTGCAGCAGATGATAACTTTATAGTTACCGTAGCAAGACCTAATACAACAGCAACATTAGCAAACGCTTCCTTTGCTTCTGGTGGAGCCAGAATTTTAACTGTAACCACAGCAGGAACAGGTGATAATGCTAAGACAAATACTATTGTTGGAACAGATGTTTTTGATAATGCTCTTACAGAAGTAATTGTTTCTACTGGTTCTGCTGAAGCTGTAGATGGTACTAAATACTTTAAGACAATTACTTCAGTAACAAGTTCTGCACAATTTGCAGCAAACATAGAAGTTGGCTCTATCGCTTCTGCGGCACAAGCCGTTGGTGGTGGTAGTAGAGTTCGTTTAAAAGGATTTTCAATTGTATCTGGTGGAACAGCAGGGATTGTTGAATTTATTGATGGTAGCCCAGAATCAGGGACAGTGTTGTTTAAAGCAAGAACAATAGGCACTGATAATACAACACTTGATAGAACAATACCTCAAAATGGTATTTTATTTGAAAGTGGTCTTAGTATTAGATACACTGTTGGTACAATAGATATGATGACATTTTTCTTCGCATAGGAAAAGAAATGGCTGAGAAAAAGAAAAAAGGAACCATGAAGGGTCACACCATAGGAGGTGGTCAAAAGAGACCTACCAAATCTGGTGCCGGAATGACTGCAAAGGGTGTTGCTAAATATCGTAAAGACAACCCTGGAAGTAAGTTAAAAACAGCCGTTACTGGTAAAGTTAAAGCTGGTAGCAAATCTGCAAAAAGACGCAAGTCATATTGTGCACGTTCAGCAGGACAAATGAAGAAGTTTCCTAAAGCTGCAAAAGATCCTAATAGCCGTTTAAGACAAGCTCGTAAAAGGTGGAAGTGCTAATGAATGTTAAAGAAGTATCAACAGGTGTTTGTATAGTATTATTTGCAGGAGCTATTGGTTGGTCTGTATCAACTTTAGTTGAAGTTGATAAGCGAACAGCTATTATGGCAGAGAAAGTTTCTGAGAATCATAAAATGATAAAACCTTTATGGGAAGATTTTATAAGAAGGAGTTCACCGAATGACAATGTTGCGAAGCTCGATGCCACAACAGATAACAAAATCAGTTGGAAGTAAAAAGAAACCAAAAGCTAAAGGTTATAATCTAGGTGGACTCAAAGAAGGATCAAGAAAAAGAACAACAAATAATAAAAGGAAGTCCCGTTAAGTATTGTCTATCTTGTAACAAGAAAAAATGGTCATGTAGATGTTATAGGGTAACTGGAATAGAGGAATTAAAAAATGCCAAAAGACGCATGTTATCGGAAAGTAAAAGCAAGCTTTAAAGTTTTTCCAAGTGCTTATGCTGGAGGGGCTATTGCAAAATGCCGTAAGGTAGGTGCTGCTAATTATGGAAATAAGTCAAAGAAAAAAGCAGAGGGCGGTGTAATTACAGCTAAACGAGGTAAGGCATTTACAAAACGAAAATCAAAAAAT